ACTGGTTTTTATGTAGATTCAATTTTCTCACATTTGGTTAGTCAATGTGCTACATATACAGGAACAACCTCTGTTGGAAATATAGGAACAGCATTGACAACTTCATTTGAATTTAAGTCAAATGATGCATATAAGGATTATACAGAACAATTCAGAAACTCAGTAACTCCCATGATTGTAGGTCAAGTTGTAGGTAGTACGGTAAGAGATTTATTCAAGGTAGAAACCATTTCTGATGGTGATGCATCTGCAGCTGAAGTAAAAGTATCTTTTGTAAATCTGGATCCTGCTAACAATACTTTTGATTTGGTTGTAAGAAGATTTTTTGATACTGATGCTAGTACATTAACTAGTGGAAGATTAGAATTGTTCCGTCAGTGTACAATGGATAGAACTAAACCAAATTTCGTTGGTAAAATGATTGGTACAACGGATGAAATATATCCAAGACAGTCAAACTATATAACAATTACTTTAGCAGATAACTTCCCGCAAGATCAAGTTCCTGCTGGTTTTAGAGGTTATACTTTACGTACAGGAACAACCGCAAACGTACCTCAAATTTTATATAAAACAAGTTACCTTTCTTCAGATACTGTTTCTAAAACATATTTAGGTTGTTCTGAATTAGCATATACTGGTTTAACTTCTGTTGTTGTAGGTGTAAAAAATGCAATACAGACACTTGAAAAAGATATTTTCAAATTCCAAGGATCTGATACAACAGATGTAGCTACCATAAAAGGTTTTCATATGGAAAGTACAGCTCCAACTTCAACATTTTATACTGGGGTTGAGAATAATTTAATTAACTATGAAAAACCAGAAAGAAAATTCACTGTAGCTCCTTTTGGAGGTTTTGATGGATGGCAACCATATACTATACCAACATTTACAAATGATATTGCTGACGAAGACAATTTGGATGCATTCAAACTTTGTGTTGATTTAATGGCACCACCAGAATCTGTTGACATAAATGTTTTTGCAGCACCGGATGTAAATTATACAGATAATTTAAATGCGGTAAATTATTGTTTGACAATGGTGGAAGATAGAGCAGACTCTATATATGTAATAGAAAGTCCAAGATTGTCTACTGACTCTGCAAAAGCAACCGCTTCACAAGCTGCTGCTGCAGTAGAAGAGTCTGGTATTGATTCTAGTTATGCAGCTACATATTGGCCATGGATTCAAATTGAAGACCCAACAAGTAATAAATTTATCTATATTTCCCCAACTGCTGAAGTTGTAAAAAATATAGCATTAACTGATAATATTGCATATTCTTGGTACGCACCAGCAGGTCTAAATAGAGGTCAAGTGACTTGTGTTAGAGCTGACATAAATCTCTCTAGAGATGATCGTGATACTTTGTATGATGCAAATATTAATCCGATTAATACAGTTGCTCAACAAGGTGTAACAATTCAAGGTCAGAAAACTATGCAAATTGAACAATCTGCTTTGGATAGAATAAATGTTAGAAGATTGTTGTTACAAGTTAGAAGATTAGTTGCAGCTGCTTCACAGACATTGTTATTCGAACCAAACGATCAAACAGTGCGTGACCAATTCTTAGCAAAAGTTGAGCCTATATTGTTACAAATACAAAATCAGAGAGGTATATTCGCATATAAAGTTACAGTAGATGATTTTAATACAGCTACTGAAGATTCTGATAGAAATACTTTAACTGGTAAAATAGCAATTAAACCTACACCGGCTCTTGAATTTATAGATCTTACATTCCAAGTTCTTCCTACTGGAGCAAATTTTGAAGATTTCTAAAAAAATCAAAAAAATAAAAAATAATAACATAAAATATAAAAATATAAAAATAAATGGCACAAACAGTATTCGTTTCACCGGGAGTATATACAAGAGAGCAAGATTTCACGTTCTTCGCTTCAAGAATAGGTATAACTAGATTGGGAATGGTGGGATTAACCTTAAAAGGTCCCGCATTTGAACCAGTAAAAGTTCCATCACAAGAGAATTTCTTGTTCAGATTTGGTGGTACCAATCCAGATTATCCTTTGCCTTACGTGGCAAATGCATTTTTGAATCAATCGTCTGAGTTGACGATGACAAGAGTGTTAGGAAAAGTTGGTTTCACAAATTCTCCTGCATGGATCATCTCTGCACCTACTGGAGCTTTATATTCTGGTACAACATCTAGATCTGGAATAACTTTTAATGCAAATACCACATCAGTTATAAACTTTACAATTAATACATTAGAGGATTATATTGGTGGTGTTAGTGGTGATATTTCTGGTAATACCGCTGGTGGTAACACTGTAAATATTCACTTCAGTGGTTCTGTAACAACAGCTGTTTATTCTGCAGCATTCAATGTTGTAGCATCTTCGCTTGGTATTATATCTACTGGTGGTAATGGGACTGATTTGATAATTCCAGATACTTTCTCATTGAACAGTAACGTAAGTATATCGAATGACTATTCTGGAGCAACTTTATGTGTTATTAGAAGTAAAAAAGATGGAAATGGTACTCCATATTATTCGGCAGAAACAGATTTGACTGTGTCTGGTTTAGGATCTCCTCTAGGTGTATTTAGTTTATCCGGTGGATCTAATACACCATTGACTGCTTTAACTAATTCAACTCTTAATGTTTCTTTAGATGAAACACAAAAAAGTTATATAGTAAATTCTTTAGGTACTAATCCAAAAAATGTAGCAGGCGATTATGGTTTATTTGTTGATGTTGTGACACCTCATTTTATAAGACAAGCATTTTCGGCAGGAACTTTAAATCTACTTGAAGGTTTATCGTATTCCAATACGGTTAATTTTACAAATTTTGCAGATTCATATAAGAATTCTACAACACCGATGATTGTTTCAAAAGTTATAGGTTCATCAGTAAGAGATATGTTTTATTTTGAAACAGTTTCTGATGGAGATGCCTCATCTAGAGAAATAAAAATTTCTATAGCTAATATAGACAACACAAATAAAGTATTTGATGTTGTTATTCGTAAATTCGAGGATACAGATGCTAATACTTTAACTAATGGAAGATTGGAATTATATAGGGGTCTTACAATGGATGACACTCAGCCGAATTTCATAGGTAAAGCAATAGGTACAACAGATGAAACATATCCAAGAGTTTCCCAATTCGTAACTGTGACTTTGGCTGATAATTTCCCAAGAAACACAGTTCCGGCAGGTTTTAAAGGTTACAATTTGAGAACATTCGCAGATTCAGGTTTAACTTCTACTCAATTATTATACAAAACATCATATGCTGCTACTGATACTGTTTCTAAAACATATTTAGGAATTTCTGAATTAGCTTATACTTTGTTTACTGCTAATTTAGTAGGTCAAAAGGCTTCAATAAAATCAATAGAAGCAGATTTATTTAAGTATCAAGGTGCTATCACAACTGGTGTTACAACAATAAAAGGCTTCCACATGGAAAGTGGTGCAACAACAGATTTGTTTGTAACTGGTACAAAAGGCTCTATTTCAGATTATACAAAATCTCAGGCTAAATTCACTGTAGCTCCGGCTGGTGGTTTCGACGGATGGAATCAATTTAGAACAGTTACATTTACTGATGACGCTAATGATTTAGACAACGTTCAAGCATTCAAAGATGCTGTAGATTTAATGGCAATCCCTGAAACAGTAGATGTTAATTTATTTGCCACTCCTGATTTAAATTGGTTTGATCATTATAAATCAGTAGAACATTCATTGACAATGGTTGAAAATAGAGCTGATGCAGTTTATATTATAGATGCTCCTCGTTATGCATCTGATGGTTCTCAAGATAGTGCTGCAATAGCAACCGATTTACAAGGAGTAGGATTAGATTCAAATTATGCAGCAACATACTGGCCTTGGATTCAAATTTTCGACGCTACATATCAACAATTTGTATTTACTTCTCCAACATCTCAAGTTGTTAAAAGCATAGCATTAACTGATAACATTGCTTATCCATGGTTTGCACCTGCTGGTTTAACAAGAGGTAAAGTTGATTGTGTGAAAGCTGATGTTAAATTAACTAGAGATGATAGAGATAATCTTTATGATGTAAATATCAACCCTATAAACACAACAATTCAAGAAGGTGTTACAATTCAAGGTCAAAAAACTCTTCAGGTTAAGCAATCTGCTCTTGATAGAATTAACGTAAGAAGACTCTTGTTGCAAGTTCGCAGATTGATTGCTGCAGCTTCTCAGACCTTGTTATTCGAACCTAACGATCAGACTGTACGTGACCAGTTCTTAGCTAAAGTTGAACCTTTGTTATTACAAATTCAAAACCAAAGAGGTCTTGCAGGATTCAGAGTAGTAGTTGACGATTTTAATAATGCTTCTGTAGATAGTGATAGAAATACCTTAACTGGTAAGATTCAAATCAAGCCTACTCCAGCTCTCGAATTCATTGACTTAACTTTCCAAGTTCTTCCTACTGGTGCTAATTTTGAAGACTTTTAATAAATAAAAGTTTTATAAAGAAAAGGGATCTGAAAAGGTCCCTTTTTTTATTTTATGTATGAAAGTATTCACTATTTTTTTATATAAATTATTTTTATTATGTGTCAAATAAAAATAAAATTATTTATTTATTTTTCATTCCTGAATTGAATATAAGTAAGATTGGAATAAGCAGAAATGCTACTAAAAGATTAAGTCAATTACAAACTGGTTGTCCTTATCAAATACAATTAATTAAAACATATAGTTCAGAATTTTCTACTAAAATTGAAAGAGTATTACATAGGTCATTCAGAACAAAAAAAGTTGATTCGTTTGAATATGCCTTGTTAGGAGAATGGTTTAATTTAGAAATAGATTCAATATTAAAATTCGAGGAAATTTGCTCTGAAATAGAGAAAAATATTATCTATTTAAAGAAAGAAAACAATCCTTTTCTATGATATGTGAAGTACAAATTTCATACTTCCGCAATCCCAAATTCTATCCATTCTATTTTTTTTTGCTATTTGCCATTCAGTCAATTCAGAATTTTCATTGAATAATTTTATTAATTTTTGTTTATTATATTTGAAACGGTGATATCTTATAAAATAGTTACTTTTTTCGAAGTAAAAATAATTAGGTTTAGTTGTATTGATATATTCGAAATTGCATTTATGGTAAACAGTATTTTCCGGATTTAAACCACTCCAACGACAATCTGCATAAGTGAAAATCTCTTTAGTTTCAGGATTGTTTTTTAAAAAATGATTTAAAAGTTTTTCAAAACCCCCAATAATATTATAGTCAATTTTAGAGCAAAAACGAGATAATTCTACTGAATTTTCTTTGTCCTGATTATTTTTTAATTTGTTTCCAAGGGCTAGTCTAGGTTTACAAAAAGTCATTACTGAAACAATTTCATTTTTTAAAAATAAACCATAACTTTTGAAGTTCACATCATTTCCCTGTATATGATTTTCTTCTAAAAATAATTTCTTTTCCATAAATGTGATTTCTTTTATTTCACAATTTCTTGCATAAATTTTATTAGGCGTTAAATTCAAATAATTCTTAATTCTACTTTTCACTATATCCTTTTTAAACATCCATTCATCTTCAAAAATATGTATCAATTTAATATTTTCATTATTACATAATTGAGATTTTTTTAAATGATAATTGGGAAGTTTGTTTCCACCCATTTCAGAGTGAAAATAATTCCCATTCAATTCAAATGCTATTTTGTGATCTTGTAAGTAGAAATCTAACTCCAGAGGAGCAATAATTTTTTTTGTATTCTCAACATATTCTAGATTTAGTGAATCTAAAAAATCTTTGAATTCACCTTGTTGTTTTGAAATGCTAGTTAATGGATAACATCTTCTACAAATTGGTATAGAATCAAAAGACCATTCGAATATATTGTCACATAATTTACAAGTAAGTTGATATTTCAAATAGTGTAATTTGCCTTCATCTGTCTTTATTCTTAATTTATTGTATTGATTAATATCGAACTTCAAATCATTTTTAGCTAAAATTTCCTTTATTTTATTTGTTTTGTTTAGCTTTTGGATGCCCAAATAAAGATCAGAGCTAAAATAATAATCTGAATTAAATTTATTTTGGTTTGTTTTTTTTAAATTATCTTTGCATTTATCAGTTTGTAAAGTATAATCAACTCCGTATTTATCTCTATTTGTTTGTTTGAGTTTGTCTAAGGACTCTTTAGTTTTGAGGTGATGATCAACTTTATATTTATCTAAAGTTGTTTTTTTTGCTTTCTCTCTATTATTAAAATTTGGATCATTATATTTTAATAATTTTGTTTGATCAGATTTTTCTTTATAATCCTTTATTTTAGATGGGTGTTCTACATCATACTTCTCTTTCAAAGAGCTCTTTATTTTTTCATAATTATTATATTTCTCATCTCCGTATTTTTCCTTCTTGATTTGTTTTAAATTATCATAATAATTATCAGTTTCAAAAAAACTTTTTTTACCATATTTTTTTTCTATGGTATCAAAAATTTTTTTCATCCTTTCGTCTTTATGGTTTTTTCTATATAATTCAGTGCATTTTTCACTGCAATTTTTTTTGTTTTTCTTGTTACCAGCATCGAATTCCTTTTTGCATGTTTCACAAACTTTAACTCGTTGAATTTTAGGTCTTCCCATTGTTTTTATATATGATATATAATATTGTGTTAATGTAAATATACATAAAAAAATAAAAAAAACTCAAATTTTTTTTTTTTACTTTATTTATTAATAAATAAAAACTTAAATATCATGCCAACACTAATGTTTAGACCGGTTCCAATTGATCAGGAACCTAAAATGAAAAACAGATTCGTTCTTGAATTTCCTACGGAATTAGGTATTGAATCTTATCTAGTACAGACTTCCAAGAAGCCTTCGATATCAATAGATAAAGTAGATATTCCTTACATGAATACTAAAACATACATTGCTGCGAAATACGCTTGGGATGAAATGGATGTTACGTTTATCGATGTTATCGGACCTTCTACGACTCAGAAAGTAATGGAGTGGGTTCGTTTACATGCTGAATCTACAACTGGTAAAATGGGTTACGCAGTAGGTTACAAGAAAAACCTTGTATTGAAAGCTCTTGATCCAGTAGGTGTAGAAGTCGAAAAATGGACTCTTGTTGGATGTCAAATAGTTAAAGCATCTTTTGATGATTACGATTATGGTGCAGCAGAACTTGCAAAAGTGAGCATCACAATCCAACCAGATAGATGTTTATTATCAGCATAATAACAAAATAAAATATTTTCGGTTTTTTATTGTGAGCGACACTGAAAAAGTGTCGCTTTTTTTATAACTCATAGTCATCAAACCTTTTTTTATTCTATTTATTTGAAATGAGATATTAATGTCAAAATTAAGAATTTATAAGGAATTTTACAGAATAGATTATATAGACGGAGTAAATGATAATTATACATTAATTGACCCATTTTCATTAACCGCAGCAACGTATAATTTTAGTACAAGTCAAGTAGTTGAAAGTTTAACAACTACTCAAGAAAGTTTGGGTAATTATTATATTGAATTAAACGGTTCTCTTTACACGTTTCCTACAGTTTATCAAATAATTTGGTATGTAGAATATTTGAATAATGGAATTGTAAAACAATTGAGAACTAAATTCTTATTTGATCCTGTTAAAAATTATATAATTTCTGAATTGGATATAGAATTTTCTAAATATGTAAATATAAATTATGAAATAAGCAATTCTGTTCCTTTAGATTATGAAATTAAAATAAATTAAGATGAACCAAAAACCATTTATAATAAAAAGAAATGATACATTGCCAGATTTGCAAATAAACATTAAAACAAGAAGTTGTATAAATGCCATTATACCTTTTGATTTGTCTAATGTAACAGGTTGCACATTTTCAATGATAGATGAGTGTGGTTCTGTTGTAATAGCTTCTAATACGGCTCAAGTAATTAATGCATCAGCTGGAACAGTTCAATATACTTGGTTGGAAGGGGATACAAGTATGAGTGGTAAATTTCAAGGAGAATTTGAATTGTTTTTTGACGATGGAAAAAAAATATCCATACCTAGCTTAGGGGGAATTGAAATATTCATAGATCAAGATATTAATAATTTATAAATAGAATAGATGTCCGGTTATTACATAATACCTGTTGTTGGTGGTTCACAATTTAGCGGAGGTACAGTATCTGGAGATACTAACTTTTTGTCTAATTTATCAGCTAATACTTTTTATTTAACCAATACACCCAATAACAATAATTCATCTAATTATGTACTTGTTTATAATAACACAACAAATGTAATTGAATACCGAGACGCATCCTCGATTGGAGTGTTGGGTAATTTCTTACCAATAAGTGGTGGGACTTTGACAGGTCAATTAAACGTACCTTCAATTTCTGGAAGTTCAATAACTGGATTTACTTTTTATTCAGGATCAACTCCTTTACAAAATATATTCCCTTACAGTGGAACAAATATAGGATCAGGATCAACTGGAATTTTTGCTCAGAAAAATAATGATTTATTAGAATTTAAAACCTTATCTGCTGGAACAAAAGTTTCAATAACAGGAACCTCTGATACTGTAATTATTTCAACATCCGGAATAAATAACTATTATATCCAAACCATTGCACCATCTGGAACTACAAATTCTCCACTATACGATGGAGATAGATGGTTCAATACAGTTAACGGTTTAGAGTTTGTTTACATAGATGATGGTAATTCTTCCCAATGGGTTGAGATTTTTGCTGCGACACCACAGTATGAAAATTACGGAACTTATGAAATAAATGTAAACTCTTTTAATTTATCATTCGATTATTTTTATTATGGAATTATTTATGATGGGGCAGTAAATTTATACTTACCGTCTTGCACTGGTTTAGATGGTAAAAAATTAACTATAAAAGATGAATTAGGAAATTGTAATCAATTAGGAAAAAGAATAAGAATATCTGGAGCAACAGGAGAAAATATAGATGGAAATAATTATGTGGATATGGCAATATCAAAAATGGCTTTACAAGTAATATCAAGATCAAATAACTGGTATATAATATAAAAAATAAATGAGTTACATATTCAATAGCAATTCAACAGTTTCATTCGCAGATAATGCAACAATAGATGCATTCGGTAGACTTCGAGTTTCTGAAATTACTAGTTATTTAGAATTAAAATATTTATCTGATAAACAACCACTATTGGTAGATGAAATTATTAGTGGTTCTTCTACCTCTGCTTTTAATTCCAATAACTCAGAAATTAATATGAATGTTTTTGGTTCTGGAGATCTTGTAATTAGACAATCGAAATATAGAGGAATATATCAACCCGGAAAGGGTCAATTGTTTGAAGCTAGTTTTTCTGATTTTAATATTGAATCTGACGTTATAAAAAGGGTCGGATATTTTTCATCTTCTTTTGATATACCATATTCATCAACTCTAGATGGATTCTTTTTAGAATCAAATGGAGTTGATAATTCAATATCATTTCAAATATGGAAGAAAGGTACTCAAATTTTTAGTGGTGGAACTGATTCTTGGAATAATAATGAATTTGACATTACAGCATTAGATTGGAGTAAAACAAATCTTTGTTTAGTGGATTTTCAATGGCTTGGAGTAGGACGAGTTAGATTCGGATTAAATTTAAGTGGTATAACTTATTTCTTTGCTGAGCATTCTGGTACTGGTCATTTGGATAATGTATATATGGTTTCTCCAAATCAGCCTATAAGATATGAAATAAGATCTTCTGGTGGTGCTGGACAATTCAATCAGATATGTTCTCAAGTAAGTATCGAAGGATCATTAAACTCACTAAATAAAACAGTTGGATTAAGTAATGCTACTGAGATAACATGTTCTACTTCAGGAGTTACATATCCTATAATAGGATATAGATTAAAAACTGGTTCTACATTTTCAAACGCTATAATTGATTATGTGGCTGTTTTACAAACAACAAACGATAATTATTTGGCAAGTATACAGTTTAATCCAACTTTAAGTTCTCAACCTTCATATACTGATGTAAATAATTCATCAATACAATATGCTGTTGGTAATGGAACTATTACGGTTACTTCAGCTGGTCATATTATTTCTAACTATATAGGTAAAGCAGGAAGTTTAGGAACAGATAAATTTGATTATAAAGATAATTCAATAAAACCCGGAGTTGGAATAAGTGGAAACCAAGATACTGTTTGGTTTTGTGTTACTCCACTTTCAAATAATAGCAAATTCAGAACTTCAATAAACATAAATTACTTTGATTAAAAAATGCCAATAAATTTTCCAATAAATCCAACTATAGGTCAAACCTATACCTATGATTCGAAAACATGGGAATGGGAAGGTAGTTATTGGAAAGCATTGGGGATTGTTCCCGCAAATGGTTCTTCTGGAACAAGTGGTAGTGCAGGTAGTTCTGGTACAAGTGGTAGTTCGGGTAGTTCAGGAACTAGCGGTAGTTCGGGTAGTGCAGGTACATCAGGAAGTTCTGGTAGTGCAGGTACATCGGGTAGTTCAGGAAGTTCTGGTGAAAACGGAAGTTCTGGTTCATCTGGTAGTGCAGGTACATCGGGCAGTTCAGGAAGTTCTGGTGCAAACGGCAGTTCTGGCTCATCTGGTAGTGCAGGTACATCAGGTAGTGCAGGTTCTGCTGGTACAAGTGGTAGTGCAGGTACATCGGGTAGTGCAGGTACATCGGGCAGTTCAGGAAGTTCTGGTGCAAACGGCAGTTCTGGCTCATCTGGTAGTGCAGGTACATCGGGTAGTTCAGGAAGTTCTGGTTCATCTGGTAGTGCAGGTACATCGGGTAGTTCAGGAAGTTCTGGTGTAAACGGAAGCTCTGGTTCATCGGGTAGTGCAGGAAGTGCAGGCACATCGGGTAGTTCAGGAAGTTCTGGTATAAACGGAAGTTCTGGTTCATCTGGTAGTGCAGGAAGTGCAGGCACATCGGGTAGTTCAGGAAGTTCTGGTGCAAACGGCAGTTCTGGTTCATCGGGTAGTGCAGGAAGTGCAGGCACATCGGGTTCATCTGGTAGTGCAGGTACATCGGGATCTTCTGGTAGTTCTGGAGTTAACGGAAGCTCTGGTTCAGCAGGTACATCTGGGGTAGATGGTGCTAGTGGAACTTCTGGAACAAGTGGAACTTCAGGATCATCTGGTAGTGCAGGTACATCAGGTTCATCAGGAAGTTCTGGTGCAAATGGAAGCTCAGGCTCATCAGGAATAAATGGAAGTTCAGGTTCATCTGGGATAAATGGAAGTTCAGGTTCTTCTGGTAGTGCAGGTATATCGGGAAGTTCTGGTTCATCTGGGATTAATGGAAGTTCTGGTTCTTCTGGTGAAAATGGAAGTTCAGGCTCTTCTGGTAGTGCAGGTACATCAGGAAGTTCTGGTTCATCTGGAATAAATGGAAGTTCTGGTTCTTCTGGTAGTGCAGGTACATCGGGAAGTTCTGGTTCATCTGGTAGTGCAGGTACATCGGGTTCATCTGGTAGTGCAGGAACTAGTGGTAGTTCTGGCAGTGCGGGTACATCTGGTTCATCTGGTAGTTCTGGTATAAATGGTAGCTCAGGTTCATCTGGTAGTGCAGGTACATCGGGTTCATCTGGTAGTGCAGGAACTAGTGGTAGTTCTGGCAGTGCAGGTACATCAGGATCTTCTGGTAGTTCTGGTATAAATGGAAGTTCCGGTTCATCTGGAAGTTCTGGTACAAGTGGTAGTTCGGGTAGTGCAGGAACATCTGGTTCATCTGGTAGTTCTGGTACATCAGGATCATCTGGTAGTGCAGGAACTAGCGGTAGTGCAGGTTCATCAGGCACAAGTGGTAGTGCAGGTAGTTCAGGAACTAGCGGTAGTGCAGGTTCATCTGGCACAAGTGGTAGTGGAGGTAGTTCAGGTATAGATGGAAGTTCCGGTTCATCTGGAAGTTCTGGTACATCAGGATCATCTGGTAGTGCAGGAACATCTGGTTCTGCTGGTACATCCGGTTCATCAGGTAGTGCAGGTTCATCCGGCATTGATGGTGTGTCAGGCGGACAAAATTACTTTTTGAATTATTCGGTAACTCAAAGTCCTTTAACATATAAAGAATTAGGTCGTTTTACGACAGGTGCTGGTCAGCAAACGGTCGCAATTACTTTGACATCAAATCAACAAGATGTATTGTTTGGTGAGTTCATTACTGATGTTGGAGATCCAAATGTTTTGATTATACCAAATGGTATTTGGCACAGTTATGTTTATTGGACTAAACCTACAGACCTTTCTGATTGTGAATATTATTTCACAATAACAAAAAGAGAATCTGGTGGTACAGAAACTTTGTTATTCACATCAGATAGTGTTAAAATAGGTTGGAATGGAAATAACACAACACCTGTTGAAACAAAAGCAAATGGTGTTGTTCCTACCAATATTTTGGACTTAACGGACAGATTAATAATTAGGGTTTATGTAAATAACAATGATCCTCTCAATAGGCTTGTAACTTTTTATACTGAAGATGCTACATATTCTTATGTGGTCACAACTTTATCCACGCCATCTGGAACATCAGGCAGTGCAGGTTCATCTGGTACTTCTGGTTCATCTGGTAGTGCAGGAACAAGTGGCAGTGCAGGTTCATCTGGTACATCAGGTAGTTCAGGATCATCTGGTACAAGCGGTAGTGCAGGTAGTTCTGGTATAGACGGAAGTTCCGGTTCATCTGGAAGTTCGGGCACAAGCGGTAGTTCGGGTAGTGCAGGAACAAGTGGTAGTTCGGGTAGTTCAGGAACTAGCGGTAGTGCAGGTAGTTCTGGTATAGATGGAAGTTCCGGTTCATCTGGAAGTTCGGGCACAAGCGGTAGTTCGGGTAGTGCAGGAACAAGTGGTAGTTCGGGTAGTTCAGGAACTAGCGGTAGTGCAGGTAGTTCTGGTATAGATGGAAGTTCCGGTTCATCTGGTAGTTCTGGTACATCAGGTAGTGCAGGATCATCTGGTACAAGCGGTAGTTCTGGTAGTGCAGGAACATCTGGTTCATCTGGTAGTGCAGGAACTAGCGGTAGTGCAGGTTCGTCTGGTACAAGTGGTAGTGCAGGTAGTTCTGGTATAGACGGAAGTTCCGGTTCATCTGGAAGTTCGGGTACATCAGGTAGTGCAGGATCATCTGGTACAAGCGGTAGTGCGGGTAGTTCTGGTACATCAGGAAGTTCTGGTAGTGCAGGAACATCTGGTTCATCTGGAAGTTCGGGTACATCAGGAAGTGCAGGTTCATCTGGTACAAGCGGTAGTGCGGGTAGTTCTGGTATAGACGGAAGTTCCGGTTCATCTGGAAGTTCGGGTACATCAGGTAGTGCAGGATCATCTGGTACAAGCGGTAGTGCGGGTAGTTCTGGTATAGACGGAAGTTCCGGTTCATCTGGAAGTTCGGGTACATCAGGTAGTGCAGGATCATCTGGTACAAGCGGTAGTTCGGGTAGTTCTGGTATAGACGGAAGTTCCGGTTCATCTGGAAGTTCGGGTACATCAGGTAGTGCAGGATCATCTGGTACAAGCGGTAGTGCGGGTAGTTCTGGTATAGACGGAAGTTCCGGTTCATC